CTGCGCTCAGCAACTGTAAACTGGATGCTGGAAGTCGCTAGGAACGCCGGCTATCAGCCCTATGACATATCTACGTCTACGGCTATGCGTGACCGCAAGGTTGCGGGGGATCGTCTCCCCTACTTCGCCAAGGACTTGTCCACAGAAAGTCGCACCGAGCCCCTCCCCAAGAACCCAGCGTTCCTGCTGGTGGATGTCGATTATTACGTGGACATGCCTGCGCTTCTCGCAGGCGACCTTGGTTTCCCCATCGCTCCCTACCTCATCAGCACCATCGTCCCAGATGCAGCGTGTGGACACGTGTCCTCTGAGTCCTATTATCACTGGATAAGTCCCGACACCATACGCATGTACACAGGTGGAGCTAAGTATGAGCATGGCCTTTGGCACTGGGCAGGTGACGGGTTCACAGTGCGCTCCAGTAATGGAGCCACCGTCACGTATGACATGGAGGTCTTTAGGACCAACGGTATGCGTGCGGTCGTACTGCTGACCCCTGTAGCCATCACACCCCCAAGTGCCCCCCTGCTCGTTGCAGCAGGTGCGCTGGCCACCTCAGCTGTCCTGATGAGAAGCAAAACCCTTGGTGCCCTGGCCATCACAGCTGCCGCGACTTCAAAACTCGTCGGTAGCTCCGTGGCCATGGTCAAAACCACTCCCTTGAAACGCCTCACCCCCGGGGACGGCGACTATGTCGCCCTCCTTGTTTGCTCTGGAAGCGGCCCGCAAGTCTCCATAGCGAAAATTCATGGTGGTGCATGTGCGACCCTCCCACTGGAGGTGTTCAGCGCTGTGCAGCTGCGAGTAGAAAATACCACAGCAACCGTCAACATTGGGGTAATAGAGTCCGTCCTGGTGAAGCACCTCGGCTCCCCGGAGCAACAGGCTATTGCGGCCCCCCTTTTAACGCGATACCTCCTCACTCGAAAGAGATGTGACCTTCCCGCCTTCCTGCGTATAGCCAAAGTCCCAAGTGTAAATTACTACACACTGAATGCCATTGGTAACCCCCCCGGCAAAGACGGCTATGCAAAGGTCCTTATGGCCCCCCTCGCAAGCGGCGCATACATCCCAACTGACTCCCTTGGCTCTGACCAGGCCACGGTTGAGCAACGGGTAAACGCTGTCCGTAACGAGGTGGAGCCCCCCCCGTTTTTCCACGAGCTCCGTGAGGAGTTCGTGTCCCTGCTTGTGCCCGAGGACCTAGCCTTCACAGGCTGTCCCCATGACAACGACACGGTGGTAAGCAAATGGACACGCCCACAGCAGCGCTCCCTCGTGGAGCGCATTGCATCGTGGGCTGTCCGCCCAAACCGTGTCTTCCCCGCTTTTATGAAGCGGGAGGTCTACTCCAAGCCGGGAGCCCCTCGAAACATCACGAACGTTGATGGCCCTGAAAAGCCTCGCATCGCTAGTTACGTACAGTCATTCACAGAACAGCTCAAACAGCTGGAGTGCTATGCATTCCGTGAGCCTGCAGAAGTTGCCGCGCATGTGGCAGCTGCAGCCTCAGGAGCTGAGTACACTCTGGAAACAGACTATAGCAAGTTTGATGGCTCGATTTCCCAGTTCCTCAGGGGAGTCGAACGTCGCGTTCTGATGCGGTACTTCGCCCCACACCACCACAAGGACATAACCAACCTCCTAACGGTGATCACAAAGGCGAAAGGGGTGACCAAGCATGCTGTCAAGGTGGACTACGGCTACGGCCGGCTCTCAGGAGAGCCTGGCACGTCGACGTGGAACACTGTCATCAACATGTTTGTCCTCTACTGTGCCTGGCGCCACACCGAAGAAGACGGTTCCTGCCTGCCACCTAGTGTGGCTTGGGACCGCCTGGTGAAGCGCTGCATGGTGGGCGGGGACGACGGGCTCGCCTTCGGGCTACCTTCATCGGCGATGCTCTGGGCTACCAATAAACTTGGCCTCACAGTCAAGTGTACGGTGGCCGAGAGAGGGAGTGTGTTTACCATGCTGGGCAGGTTCTTCGGACCCTCAACCTGGTATGGCGATCCAGACACATGCTGTGACTTGCGACGGCAGCTCCCAAAGTTCCATATCACATTCTCACAACAGCCCCCCCTGGAGGTTCTCTTGGCCAAGTGCCAAAGCGTGCTGCACGATGACCGGAACACACCACTAATTGGACCGATAGCACGGGTGATAGAGCACAGGCTCAGGAAAAGTCAAGTCACCCCAGCTAAAGATACAGTGGATGTCATCGGGTATGTGCGAATGACCAACGAGACCGCGTATCCAAACTCGATGTCCCCATGGATGGCCGACACCATGGGCTGGCTAGTAGACGTCGACCCGACTCGCATAGCTGATTGGATGGAGGACGAAGACCCAGATGTAGAGGCGTGGCTGGCACGTTTCCCGACCATGGAGGCCCCCGAGGCTGAAAAGCCAAAGGGAGTCCTAATCGGGGACGTGTTGGTCTAGGGGGGTGGTTCTTGACCCCCAGACGAAATTCTTTTCAAAATAAAATGCGCGGTAACAAGCAGAAACAGCAGAAGCAGAAGCCGAAGGCCAAGCGGGCGCGTCGTGTACGCCGGAGTAATCCTCTGGCTTCTCACGCCCTTGCGCTCGCGAACCCGTTCCACCCCGATGCGGGTACGCATCGTTGGCCTGATTCGGCTGGCGTTGCGTCTGTTGCCCTGCAACTCCGCGACTTTGTCCCCATCATTCCGGTTGAGGACACCGAGCTCACAAGTGTCTTCTACGCTGGAGTGTCCCTCGCCCCTGACCCATCCGCCGCCATTCGTAGATTGGGCGGCGCCACTTCAGGTTTGCTCAGCTACAATTCCGGCCTCGCCATGCCCTACTGGAATGCCGCCGATTGGAAGTCCTACCGTGTCACGACAATGG